AATAAGGGCATTTCATGCCCTTATTTTGTTTCCTCGATTAAATACAAAGGAAGAAGATTTATGGACCTCTTAGATAATAAAAGGGAAGAAGATTTACTGGATGCTTTGCTTCCAGAAATAGCAAAAGCACAAAATGAAATTCGTTGTGCAAGACGCGATTTAGAAAAAGCAACCAACAGAATAAGTTTTATTTTGTTAATTGTAAACAAACTGATAGAAAGAAAAAGGATTGAAAGATGAAATTAAAAGACCTAGCAAGTAAGCCTAAATTAATACAAGTAATTCTCGATGATGAGGATACTATTGCCTCTTATGGTGAATCATTAGAATTTTACACTTATGATCGCCAACCAATTCAAACATTCATGAAACTAGCCGCTACACAAGGCACTGACAATGAAGCCATGTTAGAAATGGTACGCAAGATGATTCTTGATGAAGATGGTAATGAAATTATTACTGAAGAAGTTAGTATTCCCGGACCAGTATTAATGAGGGCAATTACCAAGATTGTAGCGACCTTGGGAAAGTAGTAGGCGAGGACCCTGATTGGAATGAAAAGGATATCTTTTTAGTTTTGACTATAGACAATCTAGCTACAAGATATCATTGTTTACCCAGCGAGGCCCTTGAAAGAGCAGACACATTCGATCTTTATGTTATGGATGTGGCTACAAAATATAGAAAGTATCAACAAGATTTGTCAGAAGGCAAGGCTGTTGGTGCTAAAAAACCCGACGAAGCAGAAATGTTGCGTATGGTAGAAAGAGCAAGGAGTTTTGCCGGTGGGAATGTCAGTAAGTCCAAATAATTTAACAGTAACATTCAAACAGCTTGACCAAGCTATTGATGCCAGCATGCCTCAAATTTATCAAAGGTTTTATCAATTGACTCCTGTTAAAACCGGTAATGCTCGATCTAACACAAGCCTAAATGGTCGTACCATTAATGGCAATTATCCTTATGCGGCTGTATTAGATGCTGGTCGTGGGTTTAGAGATGGACAGATGCGAGGTTCAGTACAAGCACCTAATGGTATGAGTCAACCAACTATCGATTATGCCAAACAGGTAATACTTCAAAAACTTAAAAGTGTAGGATTGTAATATGGCCGGACCAAATGATCTAAATGTAAATTTAACAATAGATGCCAGCATCTTCCAACAGGGCTTAAATGATGCTGTAAAACAACTTAATGATTTTAGTGCCAAGGTAAAAGCCGCTGGTGATAGTGTTAATACCACTATGACCAACATGAAAAAAAGCACAGATCCATTAAAAGATGCATTTGGAGAATTAGGTGATGCTATTCTTAAGATTGGTGTGGTATCATTCATTGAAAGTGTAGTTGAAGGCGGTGCGGCTATTGCTAGATTAGCCGAATCAACCAGCATGACCACTGAAAGTCTATTAGAAATTAGTCGTGCGGCCGCTAGTGTTGGCAAAGATACTGGTAATCTTGCCACTGCATTAGGATTTTTAGAAAAAGCCGCTGAAAATGCCAATGATGGTAACCTAAAACTTCGTGCTGATTTCCAAGCATTGGGTATTTCAATGGAAGATTTGAAAACCCATAGTCCAGATGAAGTGTTTAATATGGTGGTCAAAGCTCTTGGCAACATGGAAGATCCTGCCAAACGAGCCCAAATCGCTTATGAATTATTAAGTCGCCAATTCAAAGGTGTTGATTTCAAAGCACTCAGCGCCCAAATAGAAGAAAATCGTGGTAAAATGGCTGATGCCGCGGCAGGTGCTGAAGCGGCTCAAAGGGCCTATGCTAGTCTTGCTGTGTTTATTGGTGATGTTAAAAACCAAATCTTAGCATTATTAGCACCTATATTGCAATTTATTTCCTATATCACAGATTTAGCAGATAAATTTGGTGTTGCTAAATTAGCAGGTGATGCTTTATTAGGAGTATTTTTAGGTATAACTTCTTTAGGTATTGCTAAAGTATTTTTAGGTATTGCTGGTGCAATTGGTAGTATGGTTGCCGCAATGGCACCATTACTTGTAGAATTTGCTCCTATTGTAGGATTATTTGCGGCTGGTGTTGCGGCAGGAACAGCGTTAGCTGTTGTATTTGATTATCTTACTTCTGATTCAAAATCTTTATCCGAATCATTAGGTAAAGTTGAAACTCAAATAGGTGAAAATTTATCTTATGTCTATCAAAAATTTACGGGTTTAATTAATACCAATACAGATGCACTTAAGAAAAATAAAGACGAACAAAAGATTCCATTAGTTACAGGTCCTACATTAGATCCAAACGCTGGTGCTGTTCAAAATCTTAAAAATCAACTTGAAATGATGAAGTTGACTAATGAAGAAACACAAAAACGCATAGCATTAGAAATTAGTCTAGTAGGTGCTAGTGATACACGCAAGGCCGCTGAATTAGCTAACTTTGATAATGAAAGAAAACATCTAATTGAAATACAAAAATTAAATGGAGACATTGCCAAATTAGAAGCTGAACAGGCTAATAAACGAGGTGCAGACCATAGTCAAGAAATAAGTGTTCTAAATCAAATGAAGAGTTTAGAAAATCAAAGGTATGAATCTTTCAAAGAACAAAATAGTGAATTACAAAAAGCCAAAGATATTGAAAAAGAACGCCTAAGTTATCGTCAATTAGAACAACAAGTCAGTAACAATATTAAAGAACTTGATAGACAAGTCACTGAAGCAACTTTGACTGATACACAGAAAAAGATTGCTGAAATACAAAAATGGGCCGATGCACAAATTTCAGCCTATGCCAAGATTCGCCAAGCTGAATTAGGATCAAATGCAGATGTAACACAAGATAAACTATATCAAGATCGTGTTAAAGCTGTTCAAAATTTTGCACAACAAGAAGCAGATGCTACTCAAAAAAGTATTGATGCCGCTAGAAGTTGGAGTAATGAATGGCAAAAATCAATTAATCAATATGTTGAAAATGCATCTAATGGTGCTACTGAAGCTAAAAAATTATTCGATGATAGCACCAAAGGCATGGAAGATGCTATTGTTAATTTTGCTAAAACAGGTAAACTTAGTTTTGACCAATTACTTCAAAATATTGCAGAAGATATTCTTCGTAGCCAAATTCGTCAATTATTTGCCAATTTGTTTACAGGTGCAGGTGTTACATCAAGTGGCGGCGGATCTTCAAGTTTATTCAGCGGTGTAGGTAAATTATTAGGTTTTGCCGATGGCGGAACTATTCCAACTAATGCACCAGTTATTGTAGGTGAACAAGGTCCAGAAATTATTAGTGGGGCCGCTGGTATGCAAGTAACTCCTAATAGTCAGATTGGCCAATCTAATAGTCAATCAAGTATGACCAATGTTACTTACAATATCAATGCAACCGATGCTAGAAGTTTCCAACAAATGATAGCCCAGGATCCTAGCTTTATCTACGCTGTAACTTTGCGTGGACAAAATATGATTCCTGGTGCTGGAGGATTATAATGAGTTTTCAATGGATTATAGATAACGCACAAGATGTACAAATTAATAAAAGAGGTATTGTTGCATCAACAATGGCTCGCGACCAAACAGTTCGTGCTGTTAGTCGTGGCGGAATAATATGGAGATTTACTGTTACTCCACCAACGGGTTTACGATATAATGATCCCGGTGTTAGAAGTTATATTGAAACTATTGATAACTTCGACCGTTATACTCCTGCGTATGTAAATTTTAGTCATACTAATTTATTTCCTTATCAAGGTACAACACAACCAACAAGCATAACTGTTACACAAGGTAGTAATCTTGCAACAATATCAGGCGGTAGTGGAACTAAATTGGCCAGTGGTGATGTTGTTCAATTAAGTGGTCAACCTCGTGTTTATAGTGTATATGGTGCTGTGACAGGAACTAATGTGGTATTAAATCGTCCGGTATTAGAAACTAGTGGAACTTATACATTATTAGTAGGTAATAGTGTGCAATTCTATGTTATCTGTACACAAATTCCAGATTATAAAATTAGTCCCGGTGGTATTGTTACTTGGGATAAACCATTTATATTTGTAGAGAGTTTACCAACACCATGACCACTGCCTTAAATTTAGCACCTTATGTTGGCATACAACAAGCAACTTTTATTCGTATGGTTTTCACACAAAATGGAAGCCAGGTTGTAGTGCGTGTAAGCAATCATTCAACTCCATTTAGTATTACTGAAAGTGATGGTCAAAGTTATAGTTATCCTGCTGTAGGCACATTGTTGGGTGTTACTCAAATTGCCAATGAACTTAAATCCAGCCAAGCTGATGTAACTATTTCACTATCAGGGATACCTGCACAATATATGAGTGATATTGTATCCAATCCAATTAAAGCGGCTCCAGTAGAAATACGCAAGGTATTTTTTGATACTAGTGGAAATTTCTTAAACATTGCTGGAAATCCAATATTAGAATTTGTTGGTGTTGTTAGTAATTTCTCTATTGATGAAAAGTGGACAAATTATTCAAGTCAAACAGTAACCAGCACAATTAATTTAACTTGTGCAAGTACCTTAGCGGTATTAAGCAAACAAGAAGCAGGACGCAGAACCAATCAAGCAGATCAAAACTATTGGTTCCCAGGAGATAATGCAATGAATCGTGTGGCATCATTAACAGATGCGGTATGGGACTTTGGTGGAACAGCACCTGTGAGTACAATAAATTCAACTACCGGTCAGGTAGTACAGGCATAAGGAAAAGATATGGGTTGGTTAGATGCAATAGGATCAATTTTTTCTTGGGCCGAAAACTCAAGTCTATTAGGAAGTTTAGTCCGTGTTGCCGCGGCATTTGGACTAATGCGATTTATTAATGGTCTTACAAATAAAAATACTACTACAACAGTTCCAGATAATCGTATTCAAATCCAACCTGCAACAGATAATAAAATTCCTGTTGCATATGGTGCTAGTTATCTTGGTGGAACAATTTTTGATATACAATTAACCAATAATAATTTAAGTTTATGGACAGCCATAGCCTTATGTGAAACTACAGGTAATTTATATTCAACAGGTGCCGCTAGTCAAATATATATTGATGCAATTTATTTAGATAATAAACTTATTACCTTTGCTAGTGACGGTACTACTGTAGACCATACTACAGATGATACTGGGGTTATAGATTATAGGGCACAAAATGATTTAGGTATCTACTTGTACCAAGGTAATAGTAGTAGCCCCATGTTGCCAGTACAACCCGGTACTACAACTCCTATTTCCGGTACTGTACCATCAGCGGCTTATAGTATTATGCCTGGATGGAATAATACTTACATGGCGGAAAATATTGTTTTTGCCATTGTTAAATTAAATTATGATCAAAGTAAAGGTATTAGTACAATTCCTAACTTAAAATTTCATGTGGTAAACACCATAAGTTTGCCTGGAGATTGTTTGTACGATTATATGACTAATGATCTTTATGGTGCAAGTATTAATCCTAATTTAATTAATACTTCAAGCATTACTGCATTGAATACCTATAGTGCCCAATCAGTAACTTATGGTAATTTTCCTGCACAACAACGCTATCAAATTAATGGATTAATTGATACCAATAATAAAGTTCTTGATAACATGGACAAATTGGCCGCTACAGCTGGTAGTTATATTACCTATGATGTAGCCAGTGGTCAATGGAGCGTATTAATTCAACAAGTTGTAAGTCAAACATTTACATTTAGTGATCATAATATTATTGGTCAAGTTAATGCTACAGGTACAGCATTAGACAGTTATTACAATAGTGTTGAAGTACAATTCCCTTATGCATATTATAGAGATCAAAACAATTACATTCGTATTGATTTACCTAGTGCTGATTTAGATTATAATGAACCTGTTAATGTTCTTAAACTTCAACATGATTTTATTAATAATCAAGTTCAAGCGGCTATTGTAGGAAATATTATTCTTCGTCAAAGTAGAGAAGATCTAGCCGTAGAATTTAAGACAGATTTTTCCAGTTATAATTTACAAATTGGAGATGTATTTGGATTAACCAATGCAACTTATGGATTTACTAATCGTCAATTTAGAGTTATTAAATTAGTTAAAAATGAAGATGATCGGGGTGAATTAACTATAACTGTAACTGGTCTAAGTTATAATCCAGATGTTTATACTGTTGATACCATTGATCAATTTACTCCATTATTAGGAACAAGTAGCAATCCTAATTTGGCGGCAATCGGAACTCCAATTGCACCTACAGTAGCAAGTTCAACAATTTCAAGCCAACCAAGTATTACAATTACAGCTACGGTACCTAGTGGTGTTGTTACAGATATGGAATTTTGGGCATCAAGCGATGGTGTAAATTATGTGTTCCAAGGTTCTACTCGTAGTGCCAATAGCGGACCATTTACTACCGGTTCAACAACAAGTTTTAAGACTGTTGAATTACAAACAGCCACTTGGTATTTCAAAGTTCGTGCAGGTAATCAACAAGGTACAAGTAAATTTAGTCCAGCGAGTGCAGGCCTACCATTTACCTATATACAAGCTCCTGATGTATTACCATACAATACTCCAGTCACAGGTGGTAGTGGAAGTAGTTTATCAGCTTTAAGTGGCTTAGGTTTAGGTATTATTGCGGCCTATGTTGCTAGTCAGATTAACTGGCAAGGTCTTGGTTCAAGCATTTTAAGTAGTTTAGAAAGTGCAGGTGTATTAAGCCCAGATACTGTTTCTAGTATTCAAGGTAATCTTAACAAACAATTTACTGGCGGTGTAACTAGTGGTACAGGCATTAATGTTAGTTCAGGAGGTGTTGTTAGTCTTAATGCCAGTATTGATGCATTAAATGATGTTGATACAACTACAGTAGTTCCAGCCAGTGGTGATTATCTAGAATGGAATGGACAAAATTGGGTACCTAGTAGTGCATTAGGTGGTATGAATGGTTCAGGTGGTAGTGGAGGATCAGGTGGCAGTAATCCTTGTTTTATTACCATAAACCAATATTATCCACCTGATAGATCAAGTTTAGATCCTTTATTAGATTATACAACCTTACCAGATAATGCTCCTATTTCTGGAAGTTATTCAATTAGATTTGCTCCAGCTTATTCAGCATTAAGTAAAGGAACAGGTAATGCCTATTTGTATTCTAGTGATGGAACATTAATTTCTACTGTTTCTGCTAGTGCAGTCACTATTGATAAAAATGTTGTATCAATTCCATTTGCTACAAGAACAATCGGTGTTGATTATTATATTTTAATGACAGCGGGATTTGTTACACAAAATGGATGTTTAAGTCCAGGTATTACAGATCCAACTGTTTGGAATTTTCATACTGGTAATGCAAATCCTTATTCAGTAACAGGAGATCCTTTAGTAACTCCTTCAAATAATTGTAATAGTAATTCATTAAATTTAATTAAATTTATAACAGAAACTTTGCCTAATGTTGAAGAAATAACGCCACATTCCAAAGTCTATGTTCAATCTAACATCGGTTTGGTATATAATGAACCTATCACATTACAAACAACAGGAACAATTACAATTAGTGGTCAACAGGTTATAGATTTATCAAAGACTTTTTCTAATGCTCATACAAGTAATTTAGTTTGGGTATCGGGAAATACTTTATGGATTAACCCAACTAGTGATTTTGCTCCGGCAACAACTTATCATTTAACAATGACAAGTAATTGTGTCAAAGATGCTTGCGGAATTAATGGAAATACTCAAATTTCTGATTCTACAACAGTTGTTTGGACTACAGATAATGGTGGAATAGCATCGGCTGGATCAACCGGATCAATTACTCCAACATTAACTTATGATAGACAAGTTTTACTTGGAACAGGAACAGCTAACATAACAACAGGAGGTGGTACAGTAGTAAGTTCCATAACACCAACTTCTCCAAATCTTTCATTATCAAATCAGGACGGTTAATAGATGTCAATTAGATTATTCAATGCCAATTTAACATGTACAAGTACATTAAATGTAACCCAACCTCAAAAGAATATAGGTATTGCTCCTGCAACTTTTTTAGTTTCTAGTTTTTTTACTTGTTCAGATTTTGTTGGTATAACCAAAAGAACAACTGTTACTCTTACAGCATTTGATTTAGGAATTACATATTCTCCTAGTACAAGCTATAGTGTATCAATACCTTATGGATTTTTTTTAGATATTAGCGGAAATCCAATTCCCGGTACTACTTTAACTTATACAACTCCATCAACTGGACCAACATTTAATACAAGTAATCCAATGCCCGGTACTAGTTCTTATGGCGGTACCAATATAACTATTAATTTTAATAGATGGGTTGATAGAGGAACAACTGGATCAATTAAATTGTACAATTCTTCCGGTCTAGTATATTCTTTTGCTATTACAGATACTACAAATATTACATTTGTAAATGGAAGTGTTGTCGTAAATTTATTTCAATATTTAAGGGACAATACAAATTATTATGTTACCATTGATGCTGGATGTGTAATCGATGAATACAAATTTACAAATTCAGCAATTACAGCATCAAATGTAATTTATTTTACTACTGGTAATAATTATACTCTCGGTCAAGTGCCTAGTACCTTATTTTATAATGAAGATACTACAGAAACGATTGTTCCATATATTCAAATTGTTGATCTAGCATATGCTGATTCATCAGGTTATACAATAACCGTAACACCTAGTGATGTTCAAGCTGTAATTAGTCTTAGTGTTCCTACCGGACAAGCAACTAGTAGTTTTAATTCAGCAACCAAAGTTTTAACATTAACTGGTACTAGAACACAGATTAATAATAGTTTACAAAATATAACATTAATCCCCGGCGGTAATTATGAATTAAATTATTCTTTAATTTATTCATTAACTACTCCAAGATCAACTAATATTAGTAAAGCACAAACAGTCCAATTTGGTAATGCAACTCAAACAACTAATTGTCCTGCAACTTATGTAGGTTTTAACTATCAGACTACAGGAAGTTTTTTAGGAGGATATTCTACTTTAATAACTGACTTGGATCCAACAGGTGCTCAATTTACTGTTACATTGACTTCATTAAATGGCGGGTTGTTTAGCACTTATGCTATTGTAAATGGTTTTGTACAAAATAGCACATTTATAAAAACACCTCAAAATCCTATTTCATTTACAGGTACTAAAGCACAAGTTAATAGTTTTTTTAATTTAACAACTACCCAAATTAATTATCATGCTGTACCTGGCGGATCTAGTGATACGATTGTTTATAGTCAAACCAAATCAACAGATACAACTGAATCAACTCCAACAACAATTAATATTGCTGTAACTTTAGTTTCAAATACCAGTGGTAGTAGTGGATCTATTTGGGGGGATTATAAAATTATTCGTGGTTCTAATACACAAATATCATTTGATCAATTATATTATGGTATAGTTAATGTAGAATTAGTAGGTGGTGGTGGGGGTGGGGTTACTATTACTGCTCCTGTTATATCAGGAAATCCTGTTTATCTTGCCGCAGGTGCCGGTGGCGGTGGCGGTTATGCTTATCATGCGAATTTAAGTTTAACCCAAATAGCATTAAATGCTGGTACAAATGCAAATCCTACAATAACATCATTATTAACAGTAGGTGCAGGTGGAATAGCAGGCGGTGGTACAAGCCATACATTTAATTATAGTGGTCAAACTGTAACTTGGAATGCAGGCGCAAATGGAGGTAATACTACATTTGCTGGTTATATTGCTTATGGTGGTGGTGGCGGTGGAATTAATAATCCTGCTTTATATGGAAGTGCTACAACAGGAGCTTATTATAATTCAGGTGGCCAAAGTGGCAATTCAGGATTAAGTTCCAATAGTTCTACAGATGATCATTATATTTGGGATAATGGTAATGGATATTTAGGTGGAGCAGGTTCTGCTGGTGTTAGTACAGATGTTACATATCATACTGTCGGCGGTCCCGGTATGGTATCTGCCATTACTGGATATTATGTCGGTGTTGGTGGATATGGATGTGATGGTAATACTGCTGATTTTTATAGTAGATACAATGCCAATGCCATAGTAGCAGGTGCTACTAATATTCCTGGCCATGGTGGTACTGGATCCAGTGGTAATTTATTAGCCTTAAATTATAATACTAATGGTAACGGAGCTGATGGATATGTTTGGCTTCGAATTTATTTCAGATGAACCAACTAGCTGATCTCATAACTAGATTTGTACAAAATCCACAGGCAAGAGAACGCTTTGAGATTTGTACCAAATGCGAAAGATTTAATCCTCAAACGGATAAGTGCGGGGTATGTGGCTGTTTAATGACAATTAAAACATTCATTCCAATATTTCATTGTCCAGAAAAGAAGTGGTAAAAGGTGTTAGGGAGATACCAGAACAGAGAATTCGGGCAATGGCTGTAGCCCGGAGAAATTCCATTAGGATTAGGTCTAATGGTGTCAGAACATGTAATGCAAAGCCTTGTATTACATTATCTCCCTAACACACTTATTTATTTTGTTTTGCAGAAAAGTGTGCAGAAAAGGCTCTTTGTACATTCAAAGTACCATAAATTAATTCACCATCTGGCCCTATAACTTTTTTACAATTAACACATTGAGTACGCCAATGATTTTCAGGTGTATGTACCAATCTTTTATAAATCTGTTGATTATTAACCATTTCACCACAACCTAATTCACATAATCGATAATTGTCTTTTAATTCATCAATAATGTAACCTAATGTTGGATTAGAAGTAACCATTTCAACTTCAATTTGTTCTTCTTCACCAAATTCATTTATAACAGTTTCGATTATTTTTTTAGGTCTTGCCTTTCGAACACCTGTTAATGGTATTCCGCTCGGCCCGACATCTGTCCCAACATCCTTGATAATGGCAACTTGTTTAATTAGTTCTCTCAATTTATTTTTATCCATTAAGTATTTACAATCCAAAATCTTTTTTGACCTTTTTTCCGGGATTTATAGGGTTTTCTAATGATTTTTTAAGTTTGCTATAAATAATACTGAGATTCGCGAAATCCATATAACCCTTAAGGAGAAACATATGAGCGCCGCAAGCAATTACTTAGAATCATCTTTACTTAATCATGTTCTAACATCAACAAATTATTCACAACCAAGTGGACGCTATGTTGCATTATTCACAAATACAAGTGGAAATGCCATGGCAAATTTACAAATCGGTACAACAACCGATGAGATTTCAGCTGGTGGATATAGCCGTCAATCAGCTACTTTTGCTACTGCTTCAACAAGTGGTGGTACAACAAGTTCAGCAATAAACGCAACAATTACATTCCCAACAGCAACAGCTGATTGGGGTACAATTACTCACATTGCAATTATGGATGCCGCAACTGGTGGACATGTATTGTTCTTCGGAGCAGTAACAACAAGTAAATCAATCTTAAACGGCGATACATTCCAGATTACTTCTGGTAATTTGTCAGTCGCATTAGCTTAAAGCGAACTAATTAGGGCCTTGTGCCCTAATGCTATAAAAACAGTCATACCACCCTAGGAGCGAAACATGACAACAAAACCAACAATTATTACCCGTGCTGGCAAAGGTACGCCTTTAACCATTGCAGAAGGTGATAGTAATTTTACAAATTTACAAAACGCAACCATCAGCGTCAGTGATGGTACAAATACAGCGGCTATTGACCTTAACGGCACTCTTGCTGTTTCAGGTGCCAATGGTATTACTGTAACAGTAGATAGTGCTACCAAAAGTGTAACTATTGATGGCTCCAATTCGGGTGCTACTGGTGCCACTGGTGCCACTGGTGCCACAGGCGATACTGGCGCAACTGGTGCCACAGGCGCAACTGGTGCCACAGGCCCTACAGGTGTTACTGGCGATACAGGACCACAAGGCGCAACTGGACCACAAGGCGCACAAGGTATTCAAGGCGTAACTGGAGCTACAGGTGCTACTGGAGCTACAGGTTCAACAGGTAATGCTGGCGCAATGGGAGATACTGGACCACAAGGCGCAATGGGAGATACTGGACCAAAAGGTGATACAGGTGATACAGGACCAATGGGCCCAACAGGTGCTAATGGTAATGATGGTGCTACAGGTGCTCAAGGTGATACAGGACCAATGGGCCCAACAGGTGCTAACGGTACTAGTGTTCGCATTGTAAATGCTGTTGCTAATGCTGGAGAACTTGCTGGTTATAATACTTCAAGTCTACAAATTGGTGATGGTATTATTCAAGAAGATAATGGTCATTTACAAGTTTGGACTGTAAATGGATTTAGTGATGTAGGTCAAATTAAAGGCGACCAAGGTAACATGGGTGCTACTGGAGCTACTGGCGCGACAGGCGCTACAGGTGCAACTGGAGATACTGGAACAACGGGTGCAACTGGTAATACAGGTGCTACTGGAGCAACTGGTGCTCAAGGCGATACAGGTCCAATGGGTGCAACTGGTAATACAGGTGCTACTGGAGCAACTGGTGATACTGGAGCAACTGGTGATACTGGAGCAACTGGTGCTCAAGGACCTATGGGTTCAGAAGGCCCACAAGGTGTAACTGGTAATACAGGCGCTACTGGAGCTACAGGCGCTACTGGAGCTACCGGACCTCAGGGTGATACTGGAGCAACAGGTGCAACTGGCAATACAGGACCTACTGGATCTCCAGGTATGACTGGTGACACAGGACCAACTGGTGCAACCGGTGCTACTGGTGAAAGCTATCAAGCAGTTGTAGCAACTGATGCTCCAATGACTTACAATACAAGTTATTTCGAAGGAACATTGGATACTCCAGTGGCCTGGACCAAGGTAATTGTAAGTGGTAGTGCTTATTGGATGCCATTGTATCAATAAAAAGTAAGTAGGCAAATAAGGGGGAGGGCATGG